TGCCGTCCCGACCGATGCTGGTGCCGCTATCATGCGTGCTAGCACCGACCAGGGCATCGAGCTGGTCATGCAGAAGTTCTACGACATCGATTCGATGACGATCAAGTATCGTCTTGACACGCTGTACGGGGTCGTCTGCAAGAACCCCGAGATGTGCGGGGTCCTGATTTTTAATCAATAATTGACTAATATAGTCTGGTATTGATTAGCGCGGGCGGATGGATTGGGAGTTCCCGGTCGCCGCCCGCGTTTTCACATCTGGAGAGCAATATGCCGATGAAAATGGTCCTATTCTTTGAAACCGTGAGCTATGTGCTTTCGGTGCTCAAGGGAATGGCACATTGGGCACAAAACCTCCAAATTTTCCAGTGCGTTGTTACGGGGATTTCTGTCTTTGTGGTGAACGCCAAGAATTTCTGTGTGCTCCTTGTATCCGCATCTTTCGCATTGATCAAGCATTTTACGCTTGAGCATATTTTTCCTAACGGTTGCAAAAGTTGGACTCCAAATTTCTTTTGCAGCCTTGTTTACGCAAGCTCTTGAACAATATTTTCTTGGGTGAGATGGTGAATCAAAAAACTCAATTTTGCAATGATAACAAGTGTATTTTGCTGTTCCCTTTGTAATCATGGCTTTGTGATAGCACTCGGCAGAGCAATATTTAGCTTTGTTTGCCCTACTTGAAATATGCGTAAATTTGGAAGCGCAAACTAAACATGTCGCCTCAATTTGTTGCCTTGACCCAAAGCCAAGACATCGTCGGCTGCAATACAGCGCGGTGTCTTTACGGTACTCAGGAACGGAAAACGTTGTGCTACAGTGTTTGCACTGCTTTTCATAACGTATGCGGGAGCGTGTCATGCCTTTAGTCAAGTCAGCCTCCAAAGAAGCGTTTAAGAAGAACGTAAAAACGGAGGCCAAGTCTAAACCAATCAAGCAGGCTTTGGCAATAGCCTATGCGGCAAAACGCGCCGCCATGAAGGCTGGCAAGCCTGCCAAAGCACCTAAGAAGCCGATGCGATGAAAGCTGCCAAGCCTGCTGGCCTGTACGCCAATATTGCCGCTAAACGCGAGCGCATCAAAGCCGGCAGCGGTGAGAAAATGCGCAAGCCTGGCACCAAGGGTGCTCCAACTGCTGCGGCGTTCAAGGCTGCGGCCAAAACCGCCAAGAAGAAATGACTCAGTTCCCCGCCCATGTCTACAAATCGCCGGGGCATTACATCCGCCTGAAGCGGACGTACAAGATTGCCTCTGTGGCCGATCAGGAGGCGCTGCAAGCGCATCTGGACGATGGGTGGCACCTGACGCTTGACGCGGCATTCGAGGCTGCTGGCGACGAAGCGCTGCTGCACAAGCCTCGTGCTGACTGGCGCACACGACGCGCACAGGACGCCAAGGCCAAGGCACAGCGTCTGAAAGAGCGCAAGGCGTCTCTGGCGGCTTACGAAGCGCGCAAGACCCGCAAGTCGAAGCCAGATCCTGTCGAGCCCATTGTTTCGGTGAGTGTCGAGACGCCTGACGACAACGCGCCACCGACTCGCGCAGAGCTGGAGCAACAGGCTACACTACTCGGCATCCGGTTTGGCGTCCGCACGACCGACGAGCGTCTCCTTGAGCGCATCAATGAGGCGATGAAGGGAGCCTGACGTGGGCTACAGCAAGCGCCAATTCATCACCGCCGCCCTGTCTGAGATCGGGCTGGCGGATTACGTCTTCGACCTCCAGCCGCAGGATCTAGAGTCTGGCCTTCGTCGGCTGGATTCGATGATGGCTGAGTGGAACGCCAAGGGCATCCGTCTGGGGTATCCAATTCCTGGATCCCCTCAGAACAGCGATATCAACTCGCCGTCCGAAGTGCCTGACAGCGCCAACGAGGCGATCATCACCAACCTCGCCATCCGACTTGCGCCGAGTTACGGCAAGCAGGTCATGGCCGAGACCAAGGTGGCTGCCAAGAACGCCTACAACACGCTGCTGTCGAGGGCTACGCTGCCTGCCGAGCAGCAACTGCCTGGCTCGATGCCTGCGGGTGCCGGCAACAAGCCGTGGCGTGTGTACGACGATCCGTTCCTGCGGCCTCCTGTCAGCCCTGTACAGGCTGGCCAGGACGGCGCGATTGAACTTTACTGAGGGCTTGACATGCCTACGATTAATCAACTGCCGCTGCTGACTCAGCCGAACTCTGGCGACCAGATCCCGGTCTACAGTCCGAACAACGGAGACGCGCGGCGCATTCCGCTGGGTTCGTTGCTGACGTACTTCCAGCAGCAGTTTGCCAGTCCGACGCTTGCCACCAACGTCTACACACCAGGCACCGGCTTCAACATCGCTGTTCCGACCCCGGTGGCCCAGCAACAATGGATCCTGATCCAGCCTGCTGGCACGCTGGCATCTGGCACCGTGACGCTGCCGCTGAACACCAGCACGCCTGACGGCACCGAAGTGCTGATCACGACCACGCAGCAGATCACAACCTTTACGCTGGGGCAGAACGGCGCAGCAGCGCTGTACGGCGACCCGACGACGCTCTCTGCGGAAGACTTCTTCCGGATGCGCTACGTTCTGGCTACCAATAGCTGGTATCGGATCGCCTGATCATGGCCAAGTCTCCGGCCTGGACGCGCAAGGAGGGGCAAGACCCGAAGGGCGGCCTGAATGCAAAAGGCCGTGCGTCGGCCAAGGCTCAGGGCATGAATCTCAAGCCGCCAGCCCCGAATCCCAAGACGGAAAAGGACAAGGCTCGACGCAAGTCCTTCTGCGCCCGTATGGGTGGGATGCCGGGGCCGATGAAAGATGAGAAGGGACGGCCTACGCGCAAAGCACTGGCGCTGAAGGCTTGGAACTGCTGACATGCCTCAAGTACCCATCGTTTCAGGCATCTACACGGACGGCGCAGGCGATGTCCGCGTAGCCTACCCCGTCAACCTCGTCCCGGTTCCCAAGAACAGCGGCGTGAGCACGGGATATCTGCGGCCTGGCGATGGCATCGTGCAGAACGGCACCGGCCCTGGTGTAGACCGTGGCGGCATTGAGTGGAACGGTGTGTGCTATCGGGTCATGGGCACCAAGCTCGTGACGGTGGCCAGCAACGGTGCTGTCACCGTGCTGGGCGACGTCGGAGGCACCGGCCTGGTGTCGATGGACTACAGCTTCGACCTACTGGGCATCGCCTCGGGCGGCAATCTGTTCTTCTGGAACCCGACCACCAGTACGCTGACGCAGAACACTGACCCGAATCTCGGCACGGTGCTGGATGTCGTGTGGATCGACGGGTACTGGATGACGACCGATGGCCAGTTCCTGATCGTCACCGACATCCTGAATCCGCTGTCAGTGCTGCCGTTCAGCTACGACTCAGCCGAGGCGGATCCAGACCCCGTGACCGCCGTGCTTCGGTTGCGCAACGAGGTCTACGCGCTGAACCGGCACACCATCGAGGTGTTCGAGAACATCGGCGGTGGATTCTTCCCGTTTGGTCCGATTGCCGGTGCTCAGATCCAGAAAGGCTGCGTCGGCGTCCAAGCCTGCTGCGTCTTCGTCGAGACGGTGGCTTTCCTCGGCGGCGGCCGCAACGAGGCCCCCGGCATTTATCTCGGTGCCAACGCCAACGCCAACAAGATCAGCACGCAGGAAATCGACGATCTGCTGCTGACCTACACCGAGGCGCAACTGGCCGATGTCAAGCTGGAGGCTCGCAACGACCGCGCTCACCAGCACCTGTACGTTCACCTGCCCGACCGGACTATCGTCTACGATCACTCGGCATCACAAGTGCTGGAGCAGGTCGTGTGGTTCACGCTGACCAGTACACTGGTGGGCTTCAGCCAGTACCGCGCTCGCAACCTGGTGTGGTGCTACGACAAGTGGTTGGTGGGTGATCCTCAGTCGTCGGCCATCGGCTACATGGTCAAGGATATCAGCAGCCACTGGGGCCAGCGGGTGCGCTGGGAGTTTGGCACACCCATCGTCTACAACGAGTCCAACGGTGCGCTGTTCCAGGAGCTTGAGCTTGTCACGCTGACAGGCCGCGCAGCGCTCGGCACCAACCCGCAGATCACCACCAGCTACTCGCTAGACGGCTTGTCGTGGAGCCAGGACCGCACGATCTCCGCTGGGGGCCTTGGAGATACCAAGAAGCGCCTCGTTTGGCTGCGGCAGGGGTTCATGCGCAACTGGCGTATTCAGCGCTTCAGAGGCGATTCTGAGGCCCATCTGTCGTTCATGAGGCTTGAGGCTCGACTGGAGCCCTTGGCGTACTGATGGCGACGTCGAGCAAACTCAACCTCACACGCGATCAGCTTGCGACGTTTCTCAAGACGCACGAGCAGATCATCCAGTTCGAGCGTCTGTTCGCT